GTGAAAGCGTCAAAGGCATCACTCAGGCTCAACATGCCAACAAAACTGTCACTGATGCCGGTGGCGTAGTCCTTGGCTTTTTGAATGCTATCTTTCAAAGCCTCGGTCAGGCGCTTCAATTCCTCTTGGAATTTCTTAGTTTTCTCAGCAGCCTTCTCAGACTTTTCGGCAGCCTTTTGTGTGGCGCCACCCGCGCCAGTGGCGGCGGTGGCAACACCGTCAAAGGATGTGGCCGCGACCTTGTTAACGATGGCGGCGTTTTGCGTGGTCTGATTGGCGCGACCGGCAGAGGTTGACCAGCCGTCAACAGCGGTGGCGGCTAAGTCTGCACCTGTGGCAACCTCGGTGACTGCGCCTGAGAGTTGCGCGAACCTAAACTCTGCGATCTCGGTGGCGCGGTCAACTCCTGGAAGGAAGTCAGCAAGTTTGTTGTACGCACGGATCAAGAAGTTAACGGCGTCAATGGCGAAGTTAATAAAAGTCTCAACGGCCTTGCCCACGTTATTAAACGCGCCACTAACAAAGCCTGCAATGGCGCCGAAGGCTGAACGCACACCGTTGGCGACGGCGCGGAACCTTGCAGAGATAGGCCCGAGCTTGTTCATCAGAATGTCAAAGGATGCGAGCAGCACGCCGCGGATGATGTTGGCACCCATTTGCAGAATAGTGAACCCGACCTCAAATACCTTCATGGCAACCTGGAACGCCATGCCCAATGCCTTAATGATTCCGGTCAAGTAGGTAACGTATCCGGTGAAAAAGACTTTCAAGTAATTGCCAACAAGCGTGAACACTGTGTTGGATTTGCCCACGGCGCCGTTCATAGAATCGAACGCACCCAGCACGCTGTTCTTGACAATGGTGAACACGTTCTTGAATGTGGTGACCAAGTTGTCAACAGCCTTGCGCAATGGCTCAGAGTTGTCATACGCCCACTTAAAGGCCGCGGCGATTGCCACAATGACGGCGACAACGGCAATTACTTTGATGGCAAGGATGGAACCCGCGATGGTGATGGCACCAAGCGCCTTCGTCAGCACGCCGGCAATGGAAACGACCTTGCCAACAATCATCAGCAACGGCCCAGCGGCAGCAGCAAGGCCAACAAATATCAGCATCGCCTTTTTGACGGCGGGGTCAAGGTTGGTGAAACTGGCAACCATCCTGTCAATCATCGGCACAACCGTCGGCACCAGAGTGTTGCTAATAAAGTCCGAAAGTTGATTGATCAACGGCAACACCGCCATGCCGATGGCGTCAGCGATCTGCATGAGCGACAGTTTCATTTTTTCAAACGATGACGCGCCTGCCTCGGCGGTGCCGCCAACCTGACCTTCAATGGATTTCAGCACAATGTTCTGTGCTTCCAGCAATTTGCCCGACTCCACCAGAGTCTTGATCTTGGCCTTCTCTTGCTCGGTGAAAGTAACACCGGCGCGGCCCAAGGCAGTGATGCCCTTCACGGGGTCTTGCAAAGCCTTACCAAGTTGCACGGCGTTAGTCTCAGCCGAACCGAAACCGGCAGCAGCAAGGTCAAGAGCTGCGACAGTGGCACGATCAAACGCCCCGCCAGCCTCACCCACCGACGCCGTCAAGTTCTTGAACGTGGCAAGTTTCGTCTGCGCCGCTTTGATGATGTCGGCGTCAACGGCAAGACTGCGTTCGAGGGATTCGGCATAGTCTGACACCCGCTTGGTTGCCTGGGGGTAGCCCATCGAATCCAAGACCGCGCCAAGTTTGCGGTTAGCAATCTCAGCATCCTCAGCACCCTTAGCGAAAGCCACAAGGGCAGCGCCGCCGGCAATGATGGGCAAGGTGACGCCTTTGGTCAGGCTGCCGCCGACTTTGCCCATTCTGTCGCCGACAGATTGCATCTGCTTGCCGACAGCTTGCATCTTGCCGCCCATAGACATGGACGTTGCTTGCAACTTCTGCAAATCAGAAATGGCACGTTTGATGTCTTTGTCAGAATACTTCGCATTGATGGAGACATTGATATTTTTTGCAGCCATGATGTCTCCTAAGCCTTGTTCACGTCGTTGATTGCCTTTTCAATGAGCATTCCAATATCACGCGAAGCCTCTGGGCCTTTTGCGTAGTAGGCCGGGGTCATAGCGCGAGGCCACGGCCCTTTGCCATGTTGCCTATTGATCACCGTGTTGAAACGGTGGCGCGATGTGTTCTTTGAACCCGCCAACATGTAAATCGCTCCTGCTGGACTTGTGTTAACAACTTGACCCTTGACAACCCTAACCCCGCTTTTGTATTGTGACTTAAATCGTGGCTTGATGCTGCTGCGGATTTTGGCTTGATCATAAGAAAGATCGCGCCCGTCCCTTTTTGCAATCCAGCCACCCCAGCCGCCTTGGCCTGTGCTGCTGGCAACGCCATAAGAAAAGATCCTCGATCTTGCATCAGCGGCAACAGACTCAGCGGCCTCTTTCACGCCTTTTTGAATTCCAGCCCACACCACTTTGTCAAAGCGGAACAGGGCATCAATCTTTGCAGCTGCGCCTTCAACTTTGACTTTCATACTCAGCCTTTCTGCGCGTTGCGTTCCTGAATGTTGCGCCAGCGCAGATACTTTTGCATGGTCCACAACATGCGTGGAGTTTCCTCAAGCAACTGCGCTGGCGCAATGTGATATTCAAAAGACAGATGCGCAATCAGGAAGTGTGCGCTGTCTTGTCCAAAGGGACGATTTCCTCAGACTCCTCAAGGTTCACGCCGTCAATGGTTTCCAACCAAGCCTCAAACTCGCCGGCTTTTTTGTCACGGTGCAACCGATGCCAAGCCAACCAACAGATGTCAGTGAACTTGATCTCCGTTGCGAACCGCGCAACACTGCGGTCATACTTTGTTTCAAACGCAACGAAGTCGGGTGCAGATATGACAACATCTACAACCGACCCGTCTGCGTATTCAACATTGGCGTTCATTTTCATTGCAGGACTCCCTTGCGTAGGTGGATGGTTTGTGAATTAGAACTAGGCAGCAGTAGCGCGTGCAACTGCGCCGCTGATTGGGTACGACACAGAAAACGTGCTGAGATCGCCAACTGCACTATCTACTGGGCTATATTCAGTTACAAGGACGTTGAAGCGATATTCGGGATTAGCACTTCCAATTGCAGCGGTTCCGTTTTGTGGACGAACAGCCACAGCCACAGTGCCACCAAGGTTGGTGAAAAATGTTGAATCAATGGAACCAAGTGCGAAGTCTTGATGCAGCTCCATTGAGAATGTGCCGTCTTTTAGACCGCCAATTCTTTCCCGTGCCCCACCTGATGAGAAGTTTGTGACATCGATGTCATCCGCTTCCAATGATATTGTTACTTGTGCAACGTTTGCGCTGATTGTCCCGCCAGCGAAAACCACTGTGGGACTTGTTAGAACTTGCTTTGCCATAGTTGGCTCTCCTTATGCGATGACCTGAACAGCAAACTCTGCCGCTAGGTAAGTGACATCACCGACGGTGACTTGGTTGTAATTGCGCAGGCTTGTTACTCGGCAGTCAAAGGCTTGACCACTGAGAGTTCTATTTGATTCGATGGCCGCTTTGATGCTTTGCGAGCCAGTACCGGAACAGAATGCATCGAGTTTGTTCTGTGCCATTCTTTCGTCAACGCGGCCAACAATGACCATCACGCTGAATTCATGTTCGTCGCCACCACTGCGAGCAAAGGCCAAGTCGTAAGTGATGGACGCAGGCATGACAACGGCAATGGGTGGGCTGATCTGATCGGGCACTGTTGCTGATGTTCGCAGCCCGGTGATCGTTGCAAGGTTTGTGGCGATGCCGGTGCGTATCGCCGAAACGTCAGCCATCAGTTTGCCGCAATCTTTTTGAATGGGCGAATGAGCATCGCAACATCGGGGTCAACCTTGCCGACTCTAATGGCGCCCATGTCTCCAAACCCTGCAACGCCTAAGGGTGAGTCTAAGCGCTTGAAAATTCTTGACGCCTGAATGACTGTTGCCTGGGTAACTTGAATGGGAGTTGGCGTGAAGCCATAGACACCTTGGATGCGCACCGTTGCTTGCCGTTTGTAGATTGGCAACAAGTAGTCACCGATCATGCGCAAACGTGAGATGGGAAAGGCGTTGCCGCTGACCCGTTGGTTCAATGGCTCGGT